CCATTCTACGGTAAATCTTTAGTCTTAAAAGAAATACTCGTATCACTTACAGTTAATCATAATTGGAGACACGCTATTTATATGCCTGATGACGGTATAGATAAAATGATACTATCTAATTTCATACACAAGGTAACAGGTAAACGAGTAGAGCCAAACTATCCTAATTCTATGACAGCAAATGAAGTAAGCAAAATATACCTTTCCATTTGTGATAGCTTTGTTTTTTGGGGCGGTGGTATTGCAGAGCCAAAACAGTTTTGGGACTTTGCCAAAGCAGAAAAGTGTGATAGTGCAGTAATAGATAGTTGGAATTATATGGCACACGCAGGAGATCCCACACGACCCGACTACCTAAGACAGATACTAGCCTACAGAAATACCTTTATGGATAATAATAAGATGCACTCCTTTATAATTATACATCCTAAGAACCCAGACCCGCTACAAGTTAAGGATGGCAACGTTAAGAAACCAACGGTCTACAATATAATGGGAGGCTCTGAGTGGAACAATAACGGTAGGAATATACTAGTAGTCCATAAAAACGATAAAATGGATTACAGCCTACCCTATGACATATCTACGGATAAGATAAAACCAAAGCACTTAGGGGAGGTTGGATTTTGTAGCTTGCATTTAGATTGGAACGAACAGCGATACTACGAACGCATACAGGACGGCTACGAGACTAAAAAAGTATTTGCCTATGGTAGCCCTCCAGAGATAGTAAAAGACCCTATGCACGAAAGTTTATTTGAAGTAAAAGATAACGAACCATTTTAATTATGAAAATACTAAATTTATACGCTTGTTTAGGCGGCAACCGCTACAAGTGGGACGAAGTAGCAAAGATAGAAGTAACCGCAGTAGAGTTAGACCCTGAGCTTGCTAGACTATATCAAGAACGTTTCCCAAATGATACTGTGATAGTAGCAGATGCACACCAGTATCTACTAGACCACTACAAAGAGTTTGATTTTATATGGAGTTCCCCTCCGTGTCCTAGTCATAGTAGAGCTAGAGCATATAACCCTAATTATAAAGCAATATACCCAGATATGAAATTATATGAAGAAATTATACTTTTACAAACTAGGTTTAAAGGCAAGTTTGTTGTTGAAAATGTTATACCGTACTATGAACCTTTAATAGCAGCAAAAAAAAGAGGCAGGCATTTATATTGGACAAACTTTAATTTGCCAAATAATTTATGTGGGTTAGACCACGGAGGTATGATTGCAGCATCTGTAATGTCTGAGTACTGTAATTTCCACGATTATAACTTTAAAAAATATAAGGGGGAGCAAGGCATATTAAAAGTAGCACGTAACTTGGTAGATTTTAGAGTAGGTAAAACAATACTAGAAACAGCATTAGGTATAATAAAACAAAAAAACTCTAAGCAAACAGAACTATTTTAATATGAGAGAAAATATGTATTACTTTAGAGTTGAGATTCTAAAGAACGGTAAACCATTAGTAGTAAATCATTATCCTTCTAACGGATTAAACCCAGAGGAGGCAAAAGAAGATTTAATCTATAAGCTAAACAAAAAACACAAATCCAAAAATATAACTATAGCAAGTGTAACAGAAACACTACCATTTTAATTATGACAAACGAACAAATGAAAGAGCTAATAGCCAAAAACAACAGGATACTAATACAGTCAGATGTAGAGCTAACTAAAATGAAAGTCATCTTGCAGAAGTATAAGGGTAACAAGTCAGAGCCACAGAAGAGGATAGAAACCTTTGAAGATTTGATTAATTACGCTACTGCTTTACAGTCTAAGGTCAATGACTACGAAGATACCACCGCACAGCTACTAATGAATATAGGGGAGCTAAACAGCAGGTTAAAAGATGTATCTGGTAAGCTAGGACTATTGGAGAAGGTAAGTGAGACTAGCATAGATGAGGTAGTTAATAAGATTACAAGTAAGCTAATAAAAATATGAATGTGTTAGAATTATTTGCGGGGTCTAGGAGCATAGGCAAAGAGGCAGAAAAGCAAGGTCATAAAGTTTTCAGTGTAGACATTAAACAATTTGGATGTATAGACTTAGTGCAGGATATAGAGTTTTTATCTACTAATCAAATACCTTTTATCCCAGATGTAATATGGGCATCTCCACCGTGTACTACTTACAGCATAGCAGCTATAAGCCACCACAGGGATATGGGTAAGCCTAAAACAGACTTTGCAGCTAAGAGTGATAGACTTGTTTTAAACGTACTAAGATTAATACAGGAGTACGGCTGTAAGTATTACATAGAAAACCCTAGAGGCTACCTTAGAAAGATGCCTTTTATGATAGGACTACCAAGAGTAACGGTGTGGTATTGCAAGTATGGAGACACTAGAGCAAAGCCTACGGACATCTGGAGCAATAACATTTATAATCCTATGTTTAACCCTAACGGATGGCAGCCCAAAGAACAGTGCTTTAATGGTAATACTAAATGCCAACACGAGTCAGCACCAAGGGGATCTAAAACAGGCACACAAGGATTAAAGAATAATCACGAACGCAGCAAAATACCCAGTGAGCTATGCAAAGAAATAATATCATCCACTATTTAGAATCATTCCACTAGATAACTAGCGTATCTTTGAAGTAACGAAAAAAAATTATGAAAGAAATAAACGAAATAATACAGCATTTTGAAATTCAACTAATGGCAGCAGAAGAACAACTCGCCAACGCTCACAAGGTAGCTGAGAAGTATCAAGCAGCCATAGACCTATTTAACGAGATAGCAGAATGAAAGACAAAGACAGAGTAGAGTCTCACCTAGTAGCTATGGATGCAGTGATGAAGGAACGCCAGAGCCTAACAATTAGGAAAGATAACAAGTTAGCACTAAGATCATTTAGAAAGATAGTGGCACGTAATGAGATACTACTAGAGGAAAACAAATTTTTAAGAACTAGATTATGGGGGTAATAAGACAGGTAACACTACAGCGAGCTAATAGGAAGTCTGATAAGAGTATAAGCATATCATTTGTTACTAGCTTAGAAGAGTCCACAGAGGCATTTATGGAAGTAGATAAGCTGGTTAATAGTAGCGGTATATTATACTACTCAGAGAAAGGTACTTTAACAAAGCAAGAAACTGATGAAATAGATAAGGTAGAGATAGAGGTGGAGGGTAAGAGTAAATCCCAAAGGCTGCGATCTGTTTTGTATGTCTACTGTCAGCAGGAAGGAAAGGACTTTAAAGAGTTTTACGCCAGTGAAATGGACAGGATAATACAACATTATAAAGACAAGTTAGAGCCTATTTAGAATCATTCCACTATCATATAACCACTATATTTGAACTAGAAATGAAAGAATTATACAAATCATTAGGCAAAGTAAAAAGCGAGGTAGGTGCTATCTCTAAGGAGGAAACAAACCCCTTCTTCAAATCAAAGTACTTCGACATCAATGGACTTATAAAGCACATAGAGCCATTACTGTCTAAGAATGGTCTTATACTATTGCAGCCTATACACGAAGGGAATGTGTATTCTCAGATAATCCATATAGAAACGGGTGACAAAATAGAAAGCAGTATGACTATGCAGGAGCTAACCGATCCACAGAAGATGGGTAGTATGATAACCTATTATAGAAGGTACACGCTACAGTCTCTACTAGGTCTACAAGCAGAGGACGATGACGGTAACGCTGCTAGTAAAGCAAAGCCAAAAGATGAAACGCCAGTAGTATGGATTACTCAGGCACAAGTTCAGAAAGCTAGGAAAGAAAATAAAGTAGAAAAAACTTTAGAATACTACGACGGTAAGACAATCAGAGACGGCAAAAAGTATTCAATGAGTAATACTTTAAAGTCTTTAATAAAAGGAGAGCTAGATAAAAACCCGCCTAATGAGCAGTAAACTATTTTTACAGATAGGGGAGCAAGAGTTCAGCCAACTATCTAAAGACGTGAGAGCGTGTTTTAAGGTACTAAAGTGTGAACCTGATGACCAATACCTATTCGATGGAGATAGTCACTACAGCGAGCTAATACGCACATACAAGAAAGCAAGCAAGAAACTAACAGAATATAAATTTAATAAAAGACACAATGGAAATAATTAATCAAGTATTAAATATGCCTGCTAGTCACTGGTACGTGTTAAGCATAGGCACACTTACAGGAACGATTATACCATTCATCTACTTAGGTAGAGTGATAAGCGAAAACAAACGACTAAAAAAGAAATTAGGATATTATGGGTAGTTTTACAGACAGCCGAGGTAGGAAGTTCTTTAAGAAAGCAATAGATAGAATAGTAAACAATGCAAAAAAGGAACGTATGCAGATGCAGATAGATGAACACGGTTATAACTTCTGTACAGACTGCGAGCGTAACGACTGTCAGCCCGTAGATATGAGCCACGATATAAGTGTAGACCAATGCCAGAAAGACCCTAATACCCCGCTAGAATTAGCGTGGAGTATATCAAACATAACACCAAGAGGAAGAAAGTGCCATATAAAGCACGATAGTATAAGTAGAATATGAAAGTAAAATTATTAAAAAAACTGCGTGAAAAGTTTGCAATAGATTATTACCCTAGTACAAAACAGTATAAGTGTAATGGAGAAAGAGAAAGGTATTACTATAAAAAGCAAAGTGCAATTACACAAATGAGATGTAATATAATTAACTATGGGCGTAAGCATTATAGAGAATATTCAAAATCAATAAGGATAATATAATATGATGTACACACTAAAATATAGCAAGCCGAGAGAGGTCAACTTTAAGACGGGGCTTACCTTAGAGGAGTATAATAGAGCAGAAAGCAAGCACACAAAAGAGGGATACATTTGCGTTAAAGAAATACAAAGAGAAATAAATGACTACAATAAAGATAACAACAAGCGAAGAGCTAACAAGTAGAGAGAAAATCCAGATGGTAAATGTGCTTATGGGCTTAGACACCTTAAACAATGATCCACTTATAATAATTAACGGAGTAGGGCAGGAGATATAAGCTATTTTGAATGATTCCAAACAAGCTCCTACTATTGCAAGTAAGGGATAGGCTCTTATCTTTGTGCTAACGAAATAAGGAAATGAGAAACACAATCACAAACACAACAGGGAGCAAAGCAGTAAACATAGTAACAACTGCTACAGGTACTATAATAGCATCTTACGTTCAGATATACGAAGGACAAGAGCAAGTACTAGATACAAAAGATTATGCAACTGTTAAAGGTGCTGAGAAGTGGGCTAAAAAAATGTTAAACTAATGAGAGAATTTAAAGGAACTAAAGGTGATTGGAGTGTGGGTAAGACTAAGCACTCCAATAAAGAATTTAAAGGCGGTCATATTTATGTGGATGCCAATACACATAATCAAATGATTGAGGTTAATTTTTCCCCATCTAGTCAAATTGAGGCATTAGCCAACGCTAAACTTATATCAGCATCCCCAGATATGCTAAAGGCTTTACTTAGTGTAATAGACCCATTGACGGGGATGGTATCAGATTTTATAGCTAATGATATAGGAAAAGAAAAAGCCTATGCGATTGAACAATCAATTAATAAAGCACTAAACAAATGAAACTAATAGAAACCATAAGAGTAACAGCGAACCAAAAAAGACGGTTGTTCACCATTAGAAAGTACACCAATGGTAAGATGTACGCTAAATATAGAACGCTACAGATGTCCACAGAGGAGTTTGAGTCTAACGAGCGTAACACAGATAACGACTGGCAACAGTTCTTAAAAACAGATGAATACGAAGTAATATGAAAAGCTACCACATAAACAAACAGACCAAGACCTACACAGATACCACAGTAGGACTAACAGAAGATCACCACCATATCGGTAACTTCCATTCCTTAGATGAGTTTCACACAAGGCTTGAGATGATGACATTAGTACTATGCGAGGGCAACGATAAACTAATTACTTACCTAGGAGCTACACAAGCCTTACACGTGCCAAAGTACGGAGAGGTTAAAGAGACTGAGGAACTAGATGCTATGATATGGTTATGGTGTGACGAGTGGCAAAATAGAATATCATTAGAGTTTCAAGTTAGACAATCATTATTAAGTTAATATGAAAACAAGTATCTATAAATATGTAAGAGAGTGCAGACGTAACAGCAGCAATGCGAAGGTATGGGCAGCCAAGCTACCTAATACTGGAAGGCTTATGTTTGCAACAGAGAAAGAGGCTGCCATCTATGTAGATAGGTGGTTAATTAAACAAGGACTAGAACCAAGGATATTAAAGAAGGTATGAAAGAGGAAACACAATTTAAAAACGGAGACAAGGTTTACCATTACTTAATCGGTTGGTCGGAATATATAAACGTTGATGGAGGTGTGAGGTTATTCAAAACGTCAGGGTATCTAGATATACCAGATAGAGATATAGAACTACTCTCCTTCACAGAGTACACCTTAGAGGGCTTTAGTCAAAAGCGACTAGAGCCAGTTATAGAACAGAATACTGTAGTGTATTATATGAATGGCAGTAATTGGTATACAGGATACTATTCGCATAGGTCTTTACACAATCATCATATTTTTGATTGTCAACAAAAAAGCGGTAATAATATAGCAACTAAACCAGTAAATAAACTATCACTAACTAATCCACTAATATGACAACAGACAAAGCAAAAGAGCTAGTAGGGCTAATATTCGGAGAGGCATACGCTAAGGATAAGAAGATAGTATCATTCTATATGGAGTGTAATGACATACTAATAGCTGATGAGAGAGTTAAAGCCTATGAGCTAGGGTATGATGTAGGGTATAAGGATGGATTAGAGAAGTCAACAGGAGACGGGGCAAAGTCTTAGTTCGCCACAGGGTAGAGACATATGAACAATCAAACAATTAAATTAATAATAATAGGTCTAACAGCATTCACTATACAAGTGGTCTGCTATGCCTACGATAGTCAACACGGCTTAACCATAACCCTACTACTACTGTGTGGTTGGTGGCTTAACCTAATCATAAGAAACAATGAATAAGAATATGAAATACATTATAATAATACTACTGCTCATAGGATGCAGCGAGGACACTCCAAGACCTAACAGAGATTGCAACTGTGGGACTATTGCTAATGATGGTATAGATAACGGCTGCTACTGGCTAGAGATACGCAACAACTGTTCAGGCAATAAGAAAACTTTTTGCTTTGATCAGGACATCTGGATGGATGCTTATGTAGGTGAGAACTTCTGTGTGTACAATGAGAGTGAATGGTAAGCTATGAGGAAAGATTAACAAATGTTAATAGATAGAATGACTAGCAGAGTATACATAATAACAAATAATACAGATATAAGAGGTAATTTCTTTTGTAAAGTGTTGAGGGGTAGGGG